GTACCACTTGGTGTTTGTAATGAATATGCATTTTCAGGACCTTTACCAACACCACTTTTTAATTTATCGTTGTATAAAGCACCTCCCGTTAAAACATAATTTTTAGCTAAAGCCCCACCATCCTCATGAACATCAACAGATGAAGACATTCTTAACCATGATTTTGAACCATTATGGATTGCTACATCTTTTAAATTACGTCTAGCAAGTGCCTCTCCTCTTTTTAAGAGTTGGTTTTTAATATGAGACGGAAATGATTCTTTAAATATAGACATAACATTATTTGTAATTTAAATCATTAAACAATTTTAAAACGGCTCCTAAATCTGTTGGTATTCTTAATTGAGTACCTGGTGTTAAGAACATAGATCCTTTGTTTATATTATTGTTTGCTGATGATATAATCCACCAGTATTCTGGGTTTTTATAGTATGAATAGGCTAATAGATCTAATCTATCTCCTATTGTTGTAATAACATATATATCATCCTCGGTTAAAGGAATATTTGGGTATCTCTTTAACTTAAGGTATTTAGTACCTGTTAGAGTTTGTATAATATCTCTTGTTGTGTATCTCATTATCTAGCTTGTGATCCTGTTAAATAACCAGTTCCGGATATTGGGTTTGTTAAATAATTTAAAAATCCACCTTCTTTATATGTAGGTAATTCTTTTCCAATAATAGTAAAATTAAACTGTGCATTTACATACATTGCTAATTTTTCATCTATGTCCCAAGATGAAGCATCAGGTATATCAAAAGAAACTGATGTTAATATTCCTGGTTCATTTATCAAATAACTTCCTAATGTCACTTTCGTAATAATTCCACCTAATCTGTTATTACTATCATATTTTCCAGCACCTGCTGATTGCAATTCACTCAATGCTCTATGTTTTTCAAACAGATGTGTTTTGTTGAAACATGGAATTTGTATATTAAAACTTACATCTCTCTTATGTTCGGTGAATGTATAAAAGCTTTCTGACCTCCCCACATATTTTACTGGGTTCCAAGTTGAATTTGAATTGTATTTAAAGCCTGATAAATATGCTGAGAATACTACATTTCTTGCGTCTGTAGCTGTGAATGGGTCTATCGTATCAAAACTTACTAGCATTATATCTCTATCGCTTCTATCAAAATGAGGAGTTACACGAGTCCCGTTGAAATAAAAACCCTTTTTACTTGCTCTATTTACAGACACCTCTGCTAATTTATATGATTCAGCATCAGGTGTTGATACCATTTCTCCATTTTTATAAAAGGTTTCCAAACCACCTTCCATACTAGAAACATTTACAATAGATGCTTTAACTGTTTTTGATACTCCCGGTTTCCCACTTGTAACAACTACCTCATCTAATGTCCTTGGATTATTAAAAAGAGAACCGGTTGCTAACTGAGCATCAACTTCTGCTTGAGTTTTACCAGTAAATGTTTTAGTTGTAGGAAGTTGATCTCCTAATGTACCTATATTAACACTCCCTGATGTATCATTTTGAATTTTAATTCTTCTATACCCACCTATATATTCTGTGTTTTCTTTTTGATTTTTTAATACAAAAAATTTATCAGGTTGAGCAGCTATTGTTGGATTTATTGCAGGAACCGAATCAACCCCTTCAACTACAAAAATCTTTCCATCTCCAATATCATCTCGTAATTTACTTGTTGAAACTCCGGTACTATAAAAAAACTCAGTTTCTGGTTTTCTGCTTAAGACATGGAATTGATCGATTTCTTCAATCTTATTTAAAGGAATAGGAATAGATTGTGGAGATAAAATGGATCCAGTATCCCAACCACCATCACTTTTCTCAAACACACTTGGTTCTGTTAATGGATTAACAGATAAACTTCCGCTTATAGTTTTTAAAGTAGATTGAAAAAAGGACTCATCTATTTTTATTTTATCTTCAGTAAAAGCATATCTATTAATAATGGTTCTTCCTATACCATATAATGATTTAGGACCACCATTGTAACTATCAATAGTTAATGTTTTTGTATCTAATTTATTTCTTTTAAAATCATTACGAGTAAACTTAGAACGAACAAATTTAGAACGAACAAAATTATCATTACCAAAGTCTTTAGACCATTGTCTAAAACGTCGATTTTCACTTCTATTAAATCGTCTTTCTAATCTATTACCAAATCTATTAAGTTGTCTATTAAATCTATTATCGTCTCTATTAGCTTGTCTTCCCGCTCTATTATTTTGTATATTTTCTTGTCTTGCCTCTTTTAAATTAAATTGTTTGCTAATGTCTCCTTCGTTATCCCCTAAATTAAATTTACTTGTTAAGGAAACTAATCTATTATCATCAGCAATTTTATTATTCTCTGCAACTACATTAATGTATTTAGTACTTTCATCCATTACTGGTAAAAGACCATGTCTCATTAAATGACCACCAAATGCATTAAGAGGAACTTGAGCAATTGTGTTAATGCCCAAATTATATAAACGAGTTGAACCAACTTTACCTAATAAACCACCAAGTCCTTTTTTAGTTTCAAGTTTAGGGTTGGATAATTGCAATCCAACTTGTTTAGCTATGAATAAAGGACCTTTAGGAAAATCTTTAAGAAATTTACCTATACGAATCGTATCAACTATTGATGCATTTAAAGCTCCTATAGCTCCACCTCTGATTAAACCATCATCAAATTTAGTAAGTCTGGTTCTAGTAAGGGGTTTATCTAAATCTTTTAATTCGGTTTTTATATAAGGTTGCCCACTGTTACCTCCATCTGAAGTATCATTACCATACTTCAAACTGCGTAGTTTGGTAGCATTTAACTGTGTTATTATAGGCATTCCTTGATTTGTTTATTAATAACGACCTTCAGTTGGACCTAAATCGCTATATTTACGACCTGTTTTTGATTTGTATTGTTTTGCACGTGGATTACGTGGGGCTTTAGGATCTAATTCATCTAATGTAGATTCTGGTCTAACTTTAGAAGAACCATTAAAGTCAACTAATTTAACTTTAGGATCTGTATGCACTGAATATTGGTTGTGTAACTTATCAGTTGCAGTACCAGCAAAATATCCAAATTTGTTAGCTGCTAATCCATTAGCGGTTAAGCCTAATTTGCTTTTGTCTTTTTGATTAATGATTGCCATTTTTATTTTAATTTAAAATTGTCTATGTATAAATATTTACTTAGGCTGTTTTATAACGGCCGTTCATATTTTGTGTTGTACCTACCTTCACACTATCCATCATCACTATACCTTCTTTATTGATTAACTGACCAATAGCGGCTCTAACTTCGTTAAGGGCGGATACTACTGGTGATAGATCAATAGCGCCACCACCTCCACCACCTTCACCACTCATTAAATCGGTACCTACTTTAATTTTACCATCTGCACCATACATTGCTTTATCATTTGGATCCATTTGTACAGATCCGAATTCTCCAGTCATCACAGGGCCTTTGCTTGGATCAACAATACCATCTTTCATAGCCATATAAGTACCTAAAGCACCCATAACAGCTGCTAATCCTGCTACAATCCATACTGTAGCAGCACCGAATGAAACAGCTTCTGCTGCAACTACTGTTGCTGCGGCTGTTGTACCAGCTATTGCTGCTTCTGCACTTTTTAAACCTAATAATATTGGTAATTTTGCTATATATCCTATTATGCTTTTTAAACTAAAACCATCAAACATGGCTTTTGTTCTAGCTGCTATAACAGCAGCAGCATCATAAGTACCTATTATAATTTTACGGGCTAAACTTTTTTCTTCTAATCCCAAAGCAAAAGCTTTAATACCAGAAATACCTTGTTCTCTTATTAATGAAAATAACAATTGAGCATTGCCTGCTATTTTAGTTAAAAGGGATTCTTTTTCTAATGCTGTTTGTGTTCTTTTAGAAGCAATTGTTGCTAATCCCATATTGGCAGCAATCATGTTTTCACCCTTAGAAGCTATATCAAGTCCTAAACCTATTCTCTTATAAGCATTAATAGCCATTTGTGAAGCTTTAATACCTAAAAATATTCCTCCTATTATTTTAAGAGGAGTAGCCATATAATTAATTATATTTAAAGCACCACTTAATAAATCTAAGAATGAACCTAAAGGACCTGCCATTAAGTTACCAAATATACTTTGTAATTTCTCTACAGCAGCATTAAACTTATCTTGAACGTTTTGTCTTTCAAGAGCTTGTGCTGCTTCTTCTTCTGTTATTTGTTGTAAAGATTTACCAGATTTAACTGCTTCTTCTCTTTTTCTTAATTGTTCAGATAATTTATCTGAGGTTGTTCCTAAAGATTGAGCATAAGCATTTTGTGCTAATACATTCATTTTAGAGAACTTGGTAGCAGTCATACCTTGGTTTGCCAATTCATTAGCAACACCTACCATATCTCCTTGTAAAGCTAATGATCTAGCTCTTTCTAAATTTAAAGCCTGACCTGTTAATAGTTCAGCTTTTAATTCGTTTTCAATTGATGATTCAAAATTTAATAAAGATTCTGCTTGTGACTTGGTGTCTTCTAATGTAGTACCTAAGGCTTTCATAGCCACTACTGCTTTAGCTATACGCTCAGGATTATACCCTAAATTAGCAGCTAATTGGCCTGATACTTTAACGGCTTCAGCTAGTGCTGATCTAAAATCAATACCAACTTTAAGTTGATTTCTTGCTGTTGCTAAACCTCTAACAAATGATCTATATGTTTCTTCAGATGATTTACCAGACAATGCAGAATATCTTTGAACTTGAGCGGCTTCATCTGCTTGTAAACCAACTTGTTTAGTTAATTTAATCTGAGTTTCAAGTTGGTCTGCTGTAAATTCATAAGCAAATCCAGTTGCTTTTACTAATTCACCAAATGCTTGGGTTAAATTAGCAGTATTAACATTTAGATTTCTTGATGAGCTTTCAATAGCAACCATCTTTTCTCTAAAGGCATCCGCTCTTTGAGCTCCATATCCTAATTGCTTTCCTAATTCAACTGCTTGTGCATTTGCATTTAAAGCAGCTTTAAAGAAGAAATTAGCAATTTTTAATAATATAGTTAGTTGTGTAACGGGATCTTTTAATGCTTGTCCTATTCCAGAAGCTGTGCCTTTTACCCCCGTCATTAACACATCCCACTTAGATCCAGTTTTAGCAACTTCTCTCATGTCTTCCTTTAGATTTTCAAAGAAGGTACTACTAATACCTAATTTACCTAAAGCACCAACAATACCATCTACTATCTTCCCGGATATACCTAACTGTTGAGTAATTCTTTCTTCTTCTTTTAATCTTTCTTTTACAGCAGCTTTTAGATTTTCATATCCTAATTCTTGATCTTTTAAAAATGTGCTAGCTGTTCTTATATTTTCTTCTAATAGTTTTTTCTCAGCACTCAATGCTGCTCTTTTTTTAAAAGATAAATCTTCACTTTTTAGAGCATTTTTTACATCCGCTAAACGCTCAACATTAATTTTTCTACTAATTTCTAAATTTTTCTGTTCTTGTTTTAATGTTTCAAGACTAGTTTGTAATTGTTTTTTAGTAAGGGTTGAAATACCATCTTGATCATATTTTAGTTTAGAAGCTATACTACTTAATTTTTCAAAGGATCTGCTAGTGTCTCTAGTAGAATTCTTTGTTTTATTTATTTCAACTAAACTTTTTTTTAATATTTCATAAAAAGTATTAATATCTGAGTTTATATTTTTTTGTTCATTTCGTAATGAACCTAATTCTTTTCTAAAATCCTCAGCACCACCAACTAATCTTTCGAAAGCTTTAGCATCAGAGATAGTAATATCTCTTAGCTCTTTCATTAGTTTAATCAATTCTGCCGCTTCGGCGGGGGATATTGGTGTATTATCTGGCATTACTTTTGTTTAGTATTACATCGTATAAATATAAAAAGCGCCTATTTTTTAGGCGCTTTCGTTGAATATGTGGGTCGTGATACGTTTGGTGTTAGTGGTTTAGACGATTGGTTTGATTTATTTTCAAGCTGTTTATTTTGTTTTTCCATCGCTTCATTTTCATCATCATAAAACTTTTTCATTTTATGGAATGTAAATCGACGCAACCATATTGGCATGTTATACACTGTATTCCAATCATATCCACCTTTTCCATGAAATACTATTTCGTGGATTTGGTCAAATATTATAGGTCTATCTTCCTGAGTCAGGCCAAAAAAAGTTAATTCCTACTGGAATTGAAATGCCCTCCTCTGCACCTTCCTGGTAATAAGTCATATCAATATCTGGTTGGATTTGTGCATAATACTCACGTAACGCTCTAGCATCTTTTGCTGTTAAACCATTATCAACAAAGTCACGAATAGTTGCTAATTCTCTATTACCATTAACAGCTGTAATTATATATTTTAGGCGTGTAGTAATTTCAAATGAACTTTGTGGAGATATTTTCTTTAAACCCTTAATTTCGGCATCAATTTTTTGTTCATCACCGTGTGTTAAAAGTTTAAATGATACTGTATTTCCTGATAAAGGCATTTTGAATGTAAATTCATTTGTACCTTCTTCAAATAATGATAAATCAACTTCTTTTTCTTTTAAGGTTGATAAATCAACAATGATTATTTCTTCAGCACCTGTCTCGTAATTATAATTTTTAAATTGATATTCAGCACCATATCCTAAAATACGAGCGCCTAACAGTATAGCGTTTTTATCGCATACTAATATATCATTAAAACTAACTGGTGTTACTATCAATGATTGCATTACTCTGTTGAGTACTGATCCATCTTTAATATAATTGGCGTTAGTAAGAATATCTTCTTCCTTAGCTGTCATATATTTCATTTCAATTTCACCTTTAGAAAGTGGTGAATCTTTTGGATATAATAATCCTTTGGAAGGCAACGAAACCGTTTCGGTTGGCATTTTAAAATCGCTCATATAACATTTTTATTTTGTTCGTATATAAATATATAGAAAAAAGAAAGCGTCTGCAAAGCAGACGCCTCTAGGAAAAGAAATATGAAGGGAATTAAAAATTCAATACACAGTAATCCATAGCAATAGTAAGGGAAATGTTAACTGCTGCTTCACTAGACCAATCGTACTCACCGAAGTTTGCTGATTTTACATAAGCACCTTTGATTACCCATTCGCTAACGATGTCACCTACTGGGCCTAATACGTTTAATACTAAATCTTTTTTATAAAAATCAGAATAACCATCACGGCCTGTTACTGATTCGTGTGCCAAACGAGCCCATTCCATTACAGCTTGAGCACCACTTGGAGTGATTGGATCATAAAGTTCTAAGTTCATATCTTGCCACTTAACTTTACCTTTTACTTTACGGTAAACGTTGATGTGATCTAATATGATTTCACCTGCATCAAATTGAGGTGACGCTGCCTTCTTAATCAAGTATGCCGGAATACCATCCACATACATGATGAAACGGTTTTGCACCTTTGGTTCGAAAGCGGTGAACATTATTTGGTTTGCGTCTAATACAGCCATTTTATGTTAAATTTTGTCTATTAATAAATATTATTGTTTATAACTCTTACGCTGGGAATGTTGCCCCAGTTGGTAATACTGTGAAATCTAACACAATGAATTCTGCTGTTTTACTTGGTTGTAAATAGATTTGACCAACTAATTGGTTTCTATCGATTACATCAGGTGTGTTATTAGAATCATCCATTACCACTTTATAAGCATATAAACCTTGACGTTGTACTACTGATTCTAAGTAAGGGTTTGCAATGCTCATAAATCTGTTTCTTGTAGCTGCTGTATTTTGTTCAAATACTAATGAACGACCTACTTGACCTAAGAAACCTTTCAATGTGATCAATAAACGACGAACGTTAATTCTATCCAATGAAGTTGATTTTTTCTGTAATGTCTTTTGACCAAACGCTACAACACCTTCTCCAGGGAATGAAGCTAATGGGTTAATGTTTGTATCATATAAATTATCACGATCTTCTTGAGATAATCTTCTTTCAGCTCTTAATACTGATCCAATTCCACCGCGGTTTAAACCTGCTGGAGCGAACCATTCAGCACCTACTTGGTCGTTGAACGCGAACACACCACCCATTACTACAGATGGAGGACACCATACAGCCTTACCTAAGTTAGAACTGAATAATTGTACCCATGGGTAATAAGCAGCTCCGTAACTTGAACCATTAGCAGCAGCAGCTGTAACAGCAGCAGCTACGTTAGCTCCGTATGCTGTAGTATCGATAATTGCCATTGAATCACCTCTACCTTCACACACTGCAATTACGTCATCTGAAATTGAACTTAAAGCACCAGTACCTAATGTTACACCAGGAACTAATAATAAGTTAAAGCTATAATCATCTTTATTTGATAATAAAGTTAAAGCAGCTGCATAATCAACAGCAGCAAATCCTTGACAGTTTGTAGCTGCGGTATCATTTGCTTCGAAGAAAGTTGCTGTTCTATTAGTTGCAGCTACGCCACCACTAAATGAACCACTACCTGCTGCTGGTAAATAACCACCAAAAGTTGCAGTTTTGAAATTACCTAAGTTATCAATTGAATCGATAGCGTTGTTTACTGTTTTAACACGCACATATGAAGAACCACCTTGGAAACTACCTGCAATTTCTACTAAGCCTTTTGTAGCGTTGTAAACAGGTTTTGCATCACCTATTACACGAGAAATGAAGTTTGGTTGAGATGGATCTAAAGATAAGTTTGAAAATGTTTCTAAAACATTTTTATTATTTGTGTTGTCATCACCACGACGAACTACTAATGTAAATGTACCTTTTGTACTGTTAACATTGCTTACTTCCCAACGTACGTTCTCTATTGTACCATTTGCTAAAGCACCTGATGTTTCAGAACCACTGTTGTTTGCAATGTCACCCCACTGAGTAGCCTCTAAAGTAAAGGCAGCAGTTGCGTTTGATACTGCGGCTGCTGATGAACTAGCGTAAGTGTCGTAAGAAGAACCACTAATGATTTTTGTTACTAATAGTGTATTTCCACCGTTATTGAAGTATTCTTTAGCAGCTAATGATGTCCAATATTCATAGTAGTTACTTCCACTTTTAAATATATCACCAAAAACTGATAAATATTCACTGTAAGATGTTACAACTGTTGGTGCTACTGGGTTACCTTTAACTGTAGGACCAACAATAGCAGCTCCAACCTCTTGAATACCTCTTTGTACTAAACTCTTGTCGTTTTCGCGAT